TACAACGAGGTGGCGTTCTCCATTGACATGGCGACCGTGCCGGTGACCGTCGTGGCCGGCGCGGACCAGGACGAGACGGCGGCCGAGCTGATCGGCGTGGTGCGCTCGGCCATTGCACCGCCTGACGAGGGACTGGGGGCGGTCGTGCAGACCTGCCAGGACCGCAGCGAGCGCAATTGGACCCACGTCAACGTGAGCGGGACCGACCTGCTGCGCGCCGACGTCATCCTCGACGTCCAAATGTAAGAAGGGAGCACCTATGAGCCCAGAAGCCAAGAACGCGAACGGCGGCAGTGTCGGACTGCTCGATGCCAGCGTGACCGCGACCGGTGACCCCGTACCGGTAACGGCAAACCCGCTCATCCTGAACGACGCCTACTACGAGCTCAACGGGGTGAACCTGCGCTGCCTCGTCAAGCACCTCGAGATCATCCCGGAGAACAAGCTCGTGACCGTGACCTCGTTCTGTAGCGAGGTCGATTACGTCGGAGTGACGAAATATCACCAAAAAGTGACCTTCTACCAGTCGTTCGACCCGGGCGCGGTCTACCAGACGCTTAACGGGGCCTATCAGAACTACTTGACCGGCGGCACGCCTTCGACGTTCAAGGCGCGCCCGCGCTCGAGCCTGGTGGCGAGCGCGAGCAACCCCATCATCACCGGCCAGGTCATCCCGATGCCCTTCGAGCTGCTCATCGGCGACGCCGGCGCAGCCAGTGAAGTGGTCATCGACTGGAACATGATCGCTCCGCCGACGGTCAACAGCGGTGCCATCACCGCCACGACCGCCACCGCCGGCTTCCCCGGCTTCTACAGCCCGAGCGGGGCGGTGGTGCCCGCCAACCTGGCCGCGTTGACCGGCATCACCGCCAGCCCGGCGACGGCGTGGACGACGGGCCAGTACGTCATCACCGCCGACCTCATCGGGGCCCACTGGTCCGGTTCGGCCTGGGTCGTCGGCAAGGCATGACCGATACCGAGTGGGTCGTCCTGCTGATCGAGGTGGGCGTCATCGCGTTGGTGACAACGCTGGCGTGGCTGGGCGTCGGGCGGCGCTAGGTGGCGACACCGGGCGCGCAGCTCGTCGGCCTCGGGGCTCTGGGGCGCGACGCCGGTCGGCTCTGCGCCCACGCCGGCGCGCTGGACCAGTCGCTGAGCCAGGCCGGGCGCACGGTGCTCGAGCCGGTCGCCTCTCAGACGCGCTCGAGCTATCCGAGCGTGAGCGGGACGCTGGCCGCCAGTGTCACCGTAACGACGTCGCGCTCGGGTGCCGCGGTGCGCGTCGAGGCGATCTACGCCGGGCCCGTCGAGTTCGGCGGCTGGCCGCCCGGGCGCGACTACGTGGCGAGCGGGCGCTACCTGTTCCCCGCCGGCGAGCAGATCGACGCGGCGGGCCCCGACGCCTACGGCGCCGCCACCCAGCGCGCCCTCGACGGCTTCAGTTGGACGAACACGACCACGAGCGCGGAGGCCGTACATGACTGACCAGCCCTATGACGCCGAGCCGCCGACCCAGCAGTACTCGGCGATCTCGGCCGAGGAGCAGCTGCCGACGCTGGTGCGCGTCTCGGCGGCGTTCAGCGCCCGCCTGCCGTCCCAGCGCGTGCTCGACCTCGTCACGAAAATAGAGGGCATCGACTTCGCCGCCCTGGCGACCACCGCTCCGTTCCGTCTCGTGGCCTTCCGCGCCCTGCTGCGCGACTACCCGAACCGTGACCCGACGTCGCTGTGGATGCACGCCTACGAGGTCGAGGTCGAGGTGGAGGACGCAAACCCTATGAACGGCAGCTCGCCGACGCCCGGGCCAATTTCTGCCGCTATTGGCGAATGACACCCGACCAGATCGATGAGCTCTGTGACGAGGACTTCGCCGCCATGGTGAGACTCATGCAGGCCGAGGCCGAGGAGATCGCCCGGGCGAACAGGACGCGCTAGATGGCCAGCCCGTCCTTGATGGTCCGCATCCTGGGCGACGTCGCCGGGCTCTCTTCGGCCTTCGTCTCGGCCGGCGAGAAGGGCAAGAGTGCCGCGGCGGGCATCCACAGCGCCTTTTCCGGCATGCTCGGCACGCTCAACTCGACTGGCGTGCTCGGGCCGTTCGGCAATGCGCTCCAGACGGCCGACCAGTCGCTCCAGGCGATGGAAGGCCACGCCAAGAAGACGAGCGACAAGATGATCGGCCTCGGCGGCGCCGCGGCCGGGGTCGGTCTCGGTCTGGCTGCGCTGGGCTCCAAGGACCAGGCGGCACACCAGCAGCTCCAGGCCTCGATCACCGCCACCGGGCACTCCTATAGCCAGTACGGCGACCAGGTCGAGGCGGCCATCAAGCACCAGGAGAAGTTCGGCAACACGGCCGACGACACCCAGGGCGCGCTGCGCGTGCTCACCTCGGCCACCCACGACCCGACCGAGGCGCTCAAGCTGCTCAACACGACCACCGACCTCGCCGCGGCCAAGCACGAGGACCTGACGGCGGCGGCGGGACAGGTGGGCAAGGCGTACAACGGCAGCGCCCGGATCTTCAAGGAGTTCGGCGTCGTCGTCACCAAGAACAAGGACGGCACGAAGGACTACCACAAGGCCATTGGCGACCTGGGCACCCGGCTCGGCGGCCAGGCATCGGCCCAGGCGAACACCTTCAACGGTCACTTGAAGGACATGAAGGCCGTCATCACCGACCACGTGTCGCTCTTCGGCCAGAAGTACGGGCCCGCCATCGGCACCGCCGGCGTCGCGCTGGCCGGCTTCGGCTCGGCCATGAAGGGCGCCAAGGCGGCGACGGACGCCATGAAGGACTCCCAGGTGATCCAGGGCGCGGTGACCAAGACGGCCACCGCCATTCAGTGGCTGTTCAACGCCGCCATGGACGCCAACCCGATCCTGATCGTCGTCATCGCCATCATCGCGATCATCGCCATCCTCATCCTGCTGGCGACGCACTTCAAGATCATCCGCGACGCCGTCGACGACGTCTGGAAGTTCATCAAGAAGGCGTGGGACGACATCCTGGGGATATTCCAGGGCGTCTTCAACTGGATCGCCGCCAACTGGCCGCTGCTGCTCGCCATCCTCACCGGCCCGTTCGGTCTCGCCGTCTACATGATCGTCACGTATTGGAACAACATCGTCGACTTCTTCAAAGGCATACCCGGCAAGATCACGACCGCCATCGGCGACGTGGTGAACCTGCTCTACGACATCGGCAAGACGATCATCAACAGCCTCAAACGCGGCGCCGAGGACGCCTGGCACGCCGTCGAGGGCTTCTTCAGCGGCGTGGCGAAGAAAGTCGGCAACTTCTTGAAGAACCCGCTGTCGATCTTCAGCCCGTCCAAGGTGATGATGGAACAGGGCAAATTCATCATGCAGGGCCTCGGCCTCGGCATTACCGCCGGCTTCGACCAGCACGTCCAGCCCGCCCTCAACGCCACCGTCGCCGCGCTCACCCCGGCCCGCGGCGGTGGCGTGAGTGCGGGTGCCGGCGCGCTGAGCCCGGCGATGGCGTCGAGCTCGAGCGGCCCGGCCGTGGTCGTCAACAATGCCCACTTCTCGTCCGGCGTCGACGTCGACGCCTTCATGCGCCGTGCGGCCTGGGTCGCTCGGAACCGGCTGTGACGATCCACCAGCCCATCTCTGGCATGCCGACCTGTGTGCGCCAGGCCTGGCTCGTGCTGCCCGTGTCCGGTACGACGATCCAGCTCGACAACCCCACCGGCGGGTGGTTTTGCCAGTCGCTCGACCTCGGGACGCCGATCATGCGCACGGTGATGAACAACGCACCGGACCAGGACGGGGTCATCGACCGCACGCAGTACATGGGTGCTCGCACCGTCATAGCTGCGATCACTGTGCTCAAGGGCGCGGGTGCGCGGATCGACGACGTCGCAGACAGCTTCGCCCCGTTCATGGTGCCGAGCCAGCGCCCGGTGCTCCACTACGTGCTCGACCGCGGCACCAACCCCGAGCGCACGCTGACGCTGCGCCCCGACTCCTACGACTGGCCCATCGTGGGGGCGGCCCAGCGTGACATCGCCCTGCAGTGGATTGCCCCGAACCCGATCGCCTACGACCCGAATCAGCAGAGCCTCACGTCGACGATCGCGGGCGGCGGGGCGGGAAACGTGACGCTGAACAGCCCCGGCGACGTGCCGGTGCGTCCGCAGATTCAGATCACCGGGCCCGTGACCGGCCCATATGTCGTGTTCGCGAACGCCTTGAACGGCACCCAGCTCGGTAGCTACACCGTCCGGTTCGGCGCCGGCTACGTACTCGCGGCGGGGCAGGTCGTGACGGTCGACTGCGCGGCGCATACGGCGATGCAGGGCGCCACGTCGGTGCTCAATCAGATCAATTGGCCGATGAACTGGCCGGTGTGCCCGATCGCACCCGCCCGGTCGGTGATCTCGTGGAACGGCAGCCCGGCCGGCGCGGGCTCGCAGGTGAAGATTCTCTGGAACGACGGGTATCTGACGTGAGCACGCCGATACCCGATGGCCGAGGTCGCTGGCGTCTGACGCTGCACAAGCGTCAGTTCGACGGATCGACCTGGCAGCAGACGATGATCGGTCAGCTCGACAGTGCGCGCACTCGCAAGCTCGTCCAGGCCTGGGACATGCCGGCCACTTTCACCTTCGACATGGACGGGCACGCGAGCGACTGTGCGCTGATTTCTGAGCTGCAGCACGACGTGATCGCCTGGCGCTGGGACGAGACCGCAGGAGCCGATATTCCGGTATATCGAGGCATGGTCGACGCGTCAGAGGATCGGATCGACGAGCAGAGTCACGCCGTGACGTTCACGTGCCACGACTATCTCGCCATGTTGAACAGGCGGATGATCACGTTCTCGATGCAGACGGTCTATTCCGCCGATCAAGACGCCATGGCGTTCAATTTCTTGGATTACGCCAGCCGGGTGTGTGAGAGTACCGACGGCGGCACCGTGTTCACCGCTGGCCGTTTCCTCCCGCTCTTCATGGAGTACGTGAACCCCAACGGCTCGAACCGGGGGAGCACGCCCTCGAGCGGGATCAGCCGCTCCCATGCGGACCAGGGCAACCAGGTCTGCCTGACCGAACTCGACGCGCTCGCCAAGCTCACCAACGGCTTCGACTACGACGTCAAGCCGTTGTGTATGAACGGCGACAGGGGCACCGAGGGCGCTGCGGGCAGCGCGCCCTTTGACGCCCTGCGCATCTTCTTCCCCCGACAGGGTGTCACCAACAACGCCGCCGCTTTCGCTTACGGCTCGAGCGTTTCCAAGGTGCAGCGCCAGGTGACGGCGGCCGACTACACGAACTACTGGCGCACGATCGGCAACAACCAGTCCGCGATCGTGGCGCCCCAGGTCTACGGCGAGAACTGGAACAGCGACGCCAACTCGACGACGGTCGGCACGTTCATGAGCGGCGACCAGGCCGCCTCGACGACGGACAATCCCTGGCTCGGTGCCGTCGCGGCGGGCAAGATCGGGCTCTACGGCACGCTGGTGCCGACCTACGTGGTCACGCTCACACCGGGCTGGTACAGCTGGGGCCTGTTCTACATGGGCGACACCGTGCCGCTCATCATCAATTCGGGGCGTCTGGGTGTGATGAACACTCAGCGTGTGCTCGGCATCACTTACAACATCGGCGACGACGGCGCCGAGGACGTCGACGTCGTCCTCGGGCGGGCGACGACGACGCTCGGGGGGATGATGCGCGCACAGGACCACAACATCAACGCACTCGCCCGCCGATGAAAGGAGCAACATGACAACCGAACCAGAGCCCCAGGTGATCCCCGAGCCCGCAGAAGAGCCCGAGTCCGAGGCTGACACCGAGGGCATGGGCGAGCCCGAGGAGGGCGACGATGGCTAGATGGCCCCGCGCCCGCTGGCATCCCGTGTCCACGTGCGGGCCGGGTTCGCTTCGTCCCAGTGGCGTGACGCTGCACCACCAGGTCGGAATGGGCGACCCTGCCGGCGTCTACGAGGCGCGCAGCGTGTCGGCGCACTTCTGGATTCCCTATGCGGGCGACCCTGTCCAGCATGTCGACACCGGCGTGCGCGCCTGGCACGGCGGCACCGAGGGGCTCAACGGAAACTGCATCGGCGTGGAGACAGAAGGCTGCGCCAGCGCACCCAACGCGGACCCGCTCAACGACCACCAGGTCGACCTCTTCGCCGAGCTGATGGCCTGGGCGCACGACTCCCACGGCGTCCCGCTGCAACTGTCAGAGGCGGCAACGACGCCCGGCCTCAACTACCACCGCTGCCAAGGCGGTTTCGCCACGGCGTGCCCGTGCCAGGTGCGCGTTGACGCCCGCGCTGAGATCCTGCGCCGAGCCGGCGGCGCCGCGAGTACTCCGACACCAACAGAGCAGGAGGGCAACATGATTGCAAGCACGCCCGACGGCCGCGGGTATTTCACGGCCACCCGAGACGGCCGGGTCTACGCCTTCGGCGACGCTGTGTTCAAGGGCCCGACCGGCGACACGCACCTGCCGGCGGGGCGCACCATCGTCGGCATCGCGGCGGCCGCCAAGGACGGCTACTGGCTCTTGAGCGACGGTGGCGATCTCTACACCTACGGCACCGCTCAGTTCTACGGCAAGCCCGACCGGGTCTGACATGGGCGCCTCGACGCTCGTCAAGGCGTTGCCGGTCGCCGTCGACCTCGGGCTGTACCAGGGCGACGACTTCGCCATGACGCTCACCGTCACCGACCAGACCGGTAATCCCATCGACATCTCGGCTGGGACCGTCAAGGCGCAGATCCGCACGAGCCGCTCGAGCACGACGGTCGCCGGTACGTTCACCACGTCGATCAACGTGAACGTGGTGAAGCTCGGTCTTCCGGCGTCGGTTTCGACCACGCTGCCCCAGCTCTGCGTCTGGGACTGTGCGCTGACGCTGACCGGGACGGTCTACACACTGGCCGGCGGCCGGCTCGAGCTGATGGGGCGGGTGACCCAGTGACCGACCCGCTCGAGGGGGCCCAGGTGAGTGCGGCTGGGCCCGACCCTTTCAACGTCGACGTGCAGATCATCGGCCCACCGGGCCCTGTCGGGCCGCAGGGCCCCAAGGGCGACACGGGCGCGACGGGCGCGACGGGGCCACAGGGCCCGGTCGGACCCCAAGGCCCGCCGGGGGTGACGAACGTCCAGAGCTTCACGACGCCGGGCAACTTCACCTGGGCCAAGCCTGCCAACGTCACCTTTGTGCGGGTCATCGTCATGTCCGGCGCCGGCGGTGGCGCGTCGGGCGCGGCGGCGGCGCTGGGCGTCCTCGCGGCCGGTGGCGGTGGCGGCGCCAGTGGTGCGCTGAGCGACATGACCTTTCTCGCCGCGGAGCTGGCGCCGACGGAGAACGTCAGCGTCGGCGCGGGTGGCGCCGGCGGCGCGGCCAGTTCGGGCGCGATCAACAATGGCGGTAATGGTTCTCTGTCGTGGTTCGGTCCGAGCGGTGGTTCGCCGCTCGGTCTGGTCAGCGGCGCCGGGGCCTTCGGTGCAATCGGCTCGGCCGGTGGCGCCGGCGCGTCGTCGAGCCTGGGCTGGGGCACGTACCTGAGCGGCCCCGGTGGCGCCGGCGGCTCGGGTGCGGCCGGTCTCGGTGCTGCGTTCGTGGCGGGACAATCGATCTATGCGGCCGGTGGTGGTGGTGGTGGTGGGGTGTCCGCGGCGAATGCGGCCTTCGCCGGCGCCAGCGGCGGGCGGCCGCTGGTCGTGACCTTCAGCAGCGGCTACGGGGGACTGGCCGGTACGGCCGGCGGTGGCGCCGGCGGTGTGAGCCCGCTCGGGCAAGGCTCGCTGACGATCACCCCGGCCGGTGGCGCCGGCGGTGGCGGTGCCAACAGCGGCGGCCCCGGTGGCGCCGGCGGCAACGGACTGCGCGGCGCCGGTGGCGGCGGCGGCGGTGGTGCGAACGGACCGGGCGTGCAGAGCGGCGCAGGCGGCAAGGGCGGCGACGGCTACGTGGTCGTCATGAGCTGGTAGGTGGACGACGACACCGAGCCCGATCCCCACGAGGTGCTGGTCGGCGCCCTGGTGATCACCGTGGTGATCCTCGCCCTCGTCGTGGCGGCCTTCGCCATCTTCTGACATGAGCCGGGCGCGCCAGCTCGCCGTCCTGATCGTGCTGGGCGCCGCCGTGGTGGCGCTCGCCGTCGTGGTGTTCGTGCTGAACCGCGACACCTCGAGCGACGTGCTGGCGGTGATCGCCTTGCTGGGCGGCGTGGCGATCATCGTGAACGTCCTGCCCGTCGGCAACCATCGCAACGGGGACAACGGGCGGTCATAATCGAGGCGACAGGTTCGCCTCCAAGCTCACCTGTCCGGTGCCGGCGGGGGCCGGGGACCCTCACACTTCCCCGTTGCTTCCTCTGAACCCCGCCGGCGCCACCAACTAGGCGCCGAGCGCCGCCCGCTGTTGGTCGAGGTTGGCCCGGCGCAGGTAGCGGTCGGTGGTCGCCAGATTGGCGTGACCGAGCAATTCCTGGACGACCCGGACGTTGCCACAGCGGTCGAGC